ACCGCCACGGGCCGCGTAGTAGCTAGCCCCCGTCGCCAGTGTCCGTGAGAGACTCACCTGATCCATCACCGCGTCTGCCGTCGTTTGCAGGTCGGTTATCGTTTGATCCGCCATTGCGCCTGAAGCGGTCAGACAGACTAGGCTGGCTACGATTGTTTTCTTCAACATCTGGCAAGTCCTTTCCAATCATTAACAGGGTATTCCAGAAAACCTTCTCTAGTTCGTACCCTACCACAAAGACTCTCGGATTTGAACGGTATTTTTCGAAGGCTTGGCGACCTATCAAAAGACGTCCTGTGGCAATGTCATTTACTGGGCAGGGCGTGTTGGCTAAAGCCATTGCTTTGAACACCTTAGCGTTATCCACACACATCCTACTGATCCCTGACACCTGCAAGCCAAGTCCACCAACCGCCTGCGGCGCTCCCAACAGTCTAGCGTCTTTACGCCGATTACACTGCTCGTCCTGCGACATCCTACCCTCGGCGACACCAAATAGGCTCACTTGGAAGCCGCGAGATGTGGGGATTAAGCAGCTATCATTACCGCCGCCACCCATTATAGTCGGTGCCATTGCTGTGGGTACAGGATTTCCCATGACGCCCTGACCGCCGTTGTTGACGACGCTGTTAGTGTCGTTGGTATTGTTGCTGTCCACGTTAGAGCCAGCGCCTATGTTGGTGTTTAGGTCGCCATTAATGTCCTGCGCGTTGCCTGCCGTGGTTGCTAGTAGATGCAGGCAGAGCCATATGTGTTTACCATATCTGGGCATACGATTTCCATAGCTGCGGCTGCTTGTCCAATGTAGAACAAGGTTTCAGCGTCTCGATTGCGCTGGCACTTGTCGTCGCCATTACAAGCACCGCTAAAAGTCATTGGTTGGTACACTGTAGTGCATCCAGCTAGGAGCAATATAGCGATCCATCTCATCGCTCCATCAGCCGATCTATTTTTTCCTCAAGGCGGTCGAATTTATTCATAATCTGTGAGAGAACCTCAGAGCTATCAGCCTTTGTGACATACTCTTTGGCCATTTCTTCACGGGTTCTGTTCAACAGAATAGTGACGCGCTTTATCTCATCGTGCTGGGATTTAATCCACCACCCTAAACCGCTAATTACCGCAGCAAATACCATGTTCAAAAGCGCGTCCATCTCCATAATTAAGAGCCAGCAAACGTGTTTGCCGCAGATATAGCGGCGTCAATTTCAGTGAAGCTTTCGCTGCCCCAATCTTCTAACGCCTTCATGTGTGCCAGATAGCCACTGCTACGAGCTACACGCTCTTTCTTTTCAGCTAACGTCATGTCGTTACAAAATTCATTGCTATCATCAATCACGTTAGTAATTACCGACACACTACCCAGCATTGCTGAGTGGTCCTGTGCGATTTGTTCTGCGTCTCTTGCCATTGTAGTTATCCTTCTGGGGTTGTGACAGCTTCTTCGGGGTTTTCCAAAGAGTCCGCCAAGCGTGCAACGAAGGCATCACGCCCCACCGCAAGTTGATCTAAGTTGAAACGAGCATTGTCCATCTTACGGCCAAGATCGTTGACGTGGTTAAGCATAACCTTCTGCTCGTCTTTCATGTCTTCAACAAGGTATTCAATGTCGTTGACTGTGATTGGGGTTTTGTCATTTTTAGCCATCACTAAGTCTCCTTTAAGTTACGCAGCAATCGCAGCGTTTACGGCAGTCATGTCTTCTGTAGTCCAGAAGCCTTTAGCTACCATGAGTGTCAGATGATCAACATTGCGTGCCACTGTGTCGGCCCAATCAGCATCGGACGTACCTTCTGGCTTACCTGCATTAATCAAGTCAACAGAGTGGCCCATCGCAGTGTAGTGCTGTGCGATTTCTCCAGCGGTTGGGGTATCAGTCATTGTAGTTATCCTTCTAGGGTTGTTATACGAGCCGTCAGGGCTTCGATTAAAGCGTTCTGCTCTTGTATGGCTTTGACTAGGATTGGTACAAACTTGTTGTACTTAATACCCATCTGCTTGCCATCACCTGCTGTAGATACAGTAAGGTTTTTCTTAGCGGCAGTTGTATATCCAGCAGCTTCCTCAAGGGCTTGGACTTCTTGAGCCTTAAAGCCAATGTCCAACCAGTCTTCTTTGTGTGTGCCGTCAGGTGTCTGTGCGGCAAGGTCATAGTCATCAGCAGTTTTATCGCCATACTTAGAGCGTTTATCCCACTTGTATGTGACAGGTGCTAGTGCTTTGACGAAGTCTAGGCCAAGGTCTAATGCAGTAAAGTCCGTCTTATCACGTTGGTCTGATGCTACAGTCCAATCAACTTGGATGTTTGCTGTAGCAATGTTATCATCGCCAAGACATAAGATGTTACTAGCAGTAGTAACATTACCGCCGGGGCTACCTGTACGGCCTGCGTCATGGCCCAAAAATATGTTATTTCCACCAGAAGTTTGAGCAGAACCCGCATCGGCTCCTAAAGAAGTATTATTTGCCCCCGTACATAATACTGAAGCGAATTTTCCAACTGCCGTATTATCATTACCACAGTTAGCACTTAACGAACCGTAACCAACTGCTGCATTCCCAGTACCATCATCAGTAGCATCTCCAGCTAGACCGCCAATAAAGGTGTTCTGTACGCCTGTGGTGACTTGTTGACCTGCGTTAAAGCCAATCCCCACATTGTACATATCTACGGCACTACCCGGATTTTGAGTCTTTAGTGCTTCAAAACCAATCGCAACTGATCTGCTACCTAAAACATCAGTGCTTAATGCATTATATCCTACAACAGTATTATAATCCGCATCAGTTAAAGAATCACCCGCAAGTCCACCAATGAGGGTGTTGTTTATGCCCGTTGTCACATTGTACCCAGCAGCAGCGCCTACAACAGTATTGTAAGTAATTGTACCTGTCGTAAAGTTTTGAGTAGCTAAAGCACTTTCACCTATAGCAATTGAACGACTGCCTTTAGTATCCGCACCTAAAGCACCAATGCCTATAGCAACATTGTTATCAGCGTCAGTTAAAGCATCACCTGCAAATGAACCAATGAGGGTGTTAGAAACACCCGTGGTTACTGCATTACCTGCAAAATAACCAACTGCCGTGTTCAAAGAATTTGTAGCTGACGTAAAGTTTTGAGTCGATAAAGTACCATAACCTAACGCTGTAGACCTGCTGCCTAATGTATCAACTGTAAGTGCAAAGGTGCCTACTGCCACATTAAAATCAGCGTCAGTTAAAGCATCGCCAGCAAGTCCACCAATGAGGGTGTTATAAATACCCGTGGTGACTGCCTGACCTGCATCGTAGCCTACAGCCGTGTTGTAAGTATCTGCGTTTGTAGATGGGGCGTGTGATCTTAAAGTCCCAGACCCTACGGCTACGATTCTGTCACCAACAACATTAGCCCCTAAAGAGTTGTAACCCATAGCAGTGTTGTGGTCACCAACAGTGTTTGCATCACCAACTAAACCACCCACAAAGGTGTTGAATCCGCCCGTGGTGACTGCTAAACCTGCGTTTGAGCCTACTGCAGTATTGTTTGCCCCTGTGGTGTTTGCACTTAAAGATAAATATCCCACAGCCGTGTTGTTGGAAGCAGTAGTGTTGTCTTCTAAAGCTTTCCTACCAACTGCTGTGTTGTTAGAGCCTGTGGTATTGTAGAACATTGAGTCCTTACCAACAGAAGTGTTATAATTAGCGGTAGTGTTGTTGGGCAATGCTCTAGAACCCACAGCAGTATTCTCTAAACCCGTAGTGTTGTCGAGCAATGCCTCTTTTCCAACCGCTACGTTGTCAGGGCCTGTGGTGTTTGCACTTAAAGATGAATATCCCACAGCCGTGTTGTTGGAAGCAGTAGTGTTAGCATCTAAAGCGCCACCACCAATAGCTACATTTTGAGAGCCAGTTGTGTTTGCATACAGCGCCCCGGAACCCATAGCATTATTTTGCGTACCTGTAGTATTAGTACGCAAAGCAGTTTTACCAAATGCTTCGTTATTAGCACCAGTAGTATTGCTATACCCAGCCTGATACCCAACTGCCGTGTTGTCGCTGGCGGTGGTGTTTGCACTAAGTGCCTCAGTACCCAATGCGACATTTGACCCACCAGTAGTAATAGCATCACCAGCAAGACCACCGACGAGGGTGTTGTTTGCGCCTGTTGTGACATTAAGGCCAGCTTGGCGGCCCATAGCTGTGTTAAATGTTCCAGATGAATTGCTTGAAAGTGCCGCATAGCCAAATGCTGAATTAGAACTTCCCCCCGCATTCAGAGTTAAAGCACTTCGACCAAAAGCCGCGTTAAGGCTTCCACTCGTATTAGTTTTTAAGGCCTCCCAGCCAAATGCACTGTTATCATCGGCTCCTGTAGTTGCAGCTAAAGCCTTATAACCAAACGCTGAATTTTGAGAACCAGTGGTCATTGCCGTGCCAGCCTCATCGCCCACGACTACGTTTTGAACACCGCCACTGGCTAGTGCATCCCCTGCGTTTACGCCTGCTCTAAAGTTGGATGTACCTGCTGTAGCTGTGATAATATCTGCGCCGTTCGCAAAGGTTACGTCTGCTGCAAGAGCAACAGCACCTGTCACACCCAGCGTTCCACCAACAGTCATATCATCCGTAACAGTTAGATCGTCTTGAACCTTCAGATCAACCACGCTCAGCGAGGCGAAGGCATCGACCACTTTGGCTCCAGATCCAGCGCCGTCAAGATAGACAGCCTTTGTATCGCCCGGTGGAATAGTGATTGTAGCGCCAGAACCCTGCTTAATAATAATGTTTTGAGAGCCTGACGTGCCGTTTTCAATAAAACAAACTTTGCTTACTGTGTTGGGCGCAATAGTAATTGTACACGCTGAGTCGAGCGTACCCGTATATTCAACGTACAATGCCCTGACAGGGTCTGTAGCACCGTCAGCTATTGTTGAGGTGTGCGTGTCAGCGTTGGTTGTAATGCCCTCTGTGCCGTAGCCCAGAGCCTCACCAATCAGTTCTAAGTTCGTATTCGTAACCGTTCCCCATGAGCCTGACTGATCGCCAGTTGCCATCTCATTGAGGCGAAGGTCATTTACATAGGTTGAAGCCATTTTAGTCTATCCTTACAATTGCGTTATCTTTGGTGTTCGCAGGGAATACGATCTTGAATGTACCCCCACTGACGGTGAAGTCACCACCAAAGTCTAAGATGGCGATTGCGCCTCGCGCGTTTGACGATGCATCGCCCAGTGTCTTGTTGTAGATTAATGCGCCACGGGCAGTAAATGTAGCTGAAGTCCACTCTGGATCGGCAGCATCGAACACGCCGCTGGTGCTGTTTTCTTCTACTGTCTTGCTTGCCAGAGCCTCGCCACCAGTGGTGTAGCCACCGCCGTTGGCCACTTCATTGGCTGTTATGTAGCCATCCGTGGTCGCGTTTAGTGTTGCTGAACTTGTATATAGAGCAATGTGAAGCGTATCGCTGTCTAAGTGCTGATCACCCAGCATAACGTCTTTCTTAAACAGTGTACTCATCGCTTGTGTAATAGCCATTATAGACCTCCGTTGTATTCTGCGGCGTAATCGCGTTGCATCTCTTGTATGAATAATTGCAGTGCTTCGTCAAATTGTGTTTTGTAAAGCGCCAATGTCTCTCCAGCTTTGAGAAACGCTGATGCCTCGTATAAACATGCTGATAGTAACACATTTTCTGCGTTGTCGCCAATCCAATTATTTGCATTGCTAGAACTTAGCCCCGCCTCTGGGGCAATGAAGTCCACTTGGTAAGTGTCAGTCGAGTTTGGCGTTGGGGCCAATGTAATGACCGTTCCAGCCGTCCCTGCGGTCTTTGTGCTGTAGAACTCTGGGACACCTTGCGTGGCTGAGTTAGGCCAGTAATCACGAAGATATGAATCAATCCTGTGATCTAGGTATGACACGTTGCTTGAGATTATCACTGACACCTGACGTATCATCCGCGCGGATGCGACTGTATAATCAAATGTCCCTGCAACCATGTTTGCTGACGTGGTTAACCTAAAGCACGGCAAGTTTGGCAGGCGCTGGAAGATCATGTCTTCGGCCTGACCTATGATTGTATCAATAGACGCAACCAGCTCTGTGGAATCGTCTTCCAAAAAGTTCTGGATGTTTGCTTTTAATGTTGTGTAATTCATCGTCCATCACCCCATGTATCTTCGCCCCAGCCCATGTTGCCCCAGCCCATAATATTTACATCTTCTGCGCCAACGCCGCCTGTGCCGCCGACACCCGTTTCATTAATCGATAGGCTCAGAGCCTCTACGCCTACGCCGCCCGTACCGCCCGAACCAGACACGCCTTTGACACCAGTTAGCGATACAGTACCGACTGCGCCCGTGCCGCCCACGCCAGTCTCTGCTAGTGTCAGCTCTAGTAGTTCTGCGCCTGTTCCGCCTGTTCCGCCCAAGCCTGATGGGCTAGGTACACTACTGAGATCAAGAGAGACATTTCCAACATTAGCAAACGCAGGGACACCCACTGGCGGCAAGAGACGCGGATCTATTGTCCAATCCTGCGTAAAACCAATAAAAATTGCTACGTTCTCAGGATCTGTATCTGGGCGCGGATTAAACAGTGCCGTTGCGTCAACGACATTCTTTGCAGGCGTGAGCTGCGGGTGCTTCGGCTCCCAATCTTCTGGCGAAACACGCAAGCCATCCCAAGTGGTCTTTAGTTGGGTATACCTGACCCGAAGACCGCTTCTGTCGCTTATTGCGTAAGATTTTTTTCCTCTTGCGTATTTTGCCATTAAGATAAATTCAGCGCAGTTGGCTGAATCCTCAAACTTACGCCGTCATTATCCGTGGAAGCTGCAAAGCTAAACGCGCGTTCGTACATTTCATTCAATATTGTAAACTTATCATTCGCAAATTTCAGTGACAGCTTACTCGCTAGGCCAGCGCAGATGCATTCGTTCCAGCGATATGGGATGTCGGCATCTTGATTTGACGCCGTGACATCCTCTAGCTGGTTTATGGCCCAGTAGATAATGCTGTACGTTGTCCTGTCTGGAACCTGCCAGATGTAGAGGACTGGCGTGATCTGCTTGTCCAGCATGTATTGGCTTGGCTTGCCCGGTGACGTTTTGTTTGGCAGTTGGTTGTAATCAGCAATTGAAACGCGATTAATAATCTGGTCAGACGTATTTGTCCCAGAGCTGTCGCGGATTACCGCGTCCAAAATATCAATCGTGCCAGCAGGAAGCGGGTATGGCGCTGTCTGGCCGCTCACTAGGGTCAAAGTCTTTTGCGACAGCGCCCAGTAGTTAATACCCCTATTTGCCCACTCAGAGAAGAGGAGGTTAAGGCTGCGCCGTGCTGACACAGCCCGATCACCTGTCTGAACTTGTGGATCAAGTCCGCAACGCTCAAACGCCTCAGTGATTATTTCCTGTATGTCAGGTTTAAACGCTACGGTTCCAGAAGTTGCCATTTATTTCCCCTACGCGAAGAACACGTTCGCTAATACCACTGTGGCAACTGTATATTTCACAGAGAGGCCATCTTTAAACAACATGCCCTCGTCTGGAATAGTATTATCTACAGTTGAATTGTCTGTGCCAATTGTTTGTGCCTTAAATATGATAGTGCCGCTGTCTGGCGTACCATTAAAGAAATCAACCAGCCCTGCCGTTCCAGCGGAGACAATTGAATAGCCCTTCAGTCGTGTGCGACCACCCCCAGCTACTGCACTGGCACAAAGTGACCCAGAGCCAACTGTAATGTTTGCAGCGTACTGGGCAGAGCATTCTACTGCGCTGACGGTTAAAAATAACGTAGCACCCGCCACTGCTTCTGCAGAACCCGTTGAAGTTATCACTTCAGTAATAGCATTACCAAAAACATCTGTGCCAGTAATGGTACACGTCTTATTGTTGTCGCCAGTCCCTGCCGTCGTGACAGTTACGTTTCTAGCGCCGCCACCTAAGAAGGTAGTTGCCGCCATTGTGGCTGATGTATTTGGTCGAGCTGCTGTAACCAGTCGATCAGGATCGGCTGCGTTTTCGTCGGCTATAAATTTGACTTGTACGTCTGTTTGTACGCCCATGTTAATCTCCTAGAAATTAATGGTGGGGCGTTAACCCCACCAGATTAATTACGCAATTTGAACGTACTCAATAATGAACGTAAACGACCCATCCGTTGTGGAGTTTACAGTGTTTGTAACATTACAAAAGATGGTTCGTTCCGCAGAAGCATACTGAGCAGAAATAGGTGCTGTTGTTGCGTTTTGAGTAGTAGCAACCAAGGTAGTAGTTGTTACGTTTCCAACGACAACTGTTGTACCGCCATCTAGGATTTCGTCTGCGATAGCCGCAACAATTTGTGCGCCCGAAGAGGATGTACCAACTTCATAGCCAATGTCACCCGTTCCAATAACAGGAGCTACAGCACAAAAGATTTTAATGTTTGTGATGATTGTATTTGCTGGCTGAGTAAACTCACCAATCGCTGGGCTGTCGCCTGCGGTTGAGTTAACAGTAACGCCTGTGGCAAAGCCAACGTGCTTTACAAATTTGTCGGTAACAATACCTGTGGAAGCAATAGTTGCAATGTCTGTATAAGCACCAGTTGTTGCATTTTTAGAGACAACTTGGAAGCCGCCTTCTGAGCGCACTGGCCCAGTAAAAGTTGTATTAGCCATGTGATTCTCCTGTCGTGGCAAATGTCAGACGCACCATGCGGCTGTCAGGGATGCGGAAACAATACAACAGGTTCGATTAAAAAGAAAGAGGCGATCCGAAGACCGCCTCTGGTTGATAATTACCAAACCTCTCCGTTGACTGTTACTTTGGTGGGGCGCTGGATAATGGTTTGCTTTACACCTTCACGCTCACCATGTTCCTTGATCTTGGCCATGCACACAACCGCACTGCCTTTACCAAAGCAGTTAGAACCTTTGTAAATTACAACATTGTCGTCAGCATCGCGGCAGATATTGATGTAGCTTGTGCCATACACACCATCAAGACTAACAACGTGCTTGACTGTGAGTGCGAAAGACTGACGCTCACCTACTGTGCCGACCCAATCAGACTTTGCGTCTTGTGCGGCCCACTCAGTAGCCTGTGCAGTACGTTTTGCCATGATTTTGCGAACTGCGGCCATCTGGTTGTCAGTCAGACCACCCCACTCATCGATGCTGGCGTTCATTGCGCCAAGGAAGCCGTCGCCATAATTTCCAGAAAGAAAGTCGAGCATTTCCTGCGCGTCTTCGTTAACCTCAAGCCAGTGGCGGCGGCGTGAGGTTGCTGCGTTTGCGCGTTTGCGACCAGCGATTGCGTCATGGTAGCGATGGGCGTATTGGTGAGTGTGATCATAAGCCATATCAAAAAAAATCCTTTCTAAACTCTATACACCTTATCTAGTACACTAAATCAGGTATTGCAAGAGGGAAAGGTAAAAAGAAAGAGGCGATCCGAAGACCGCCCCAATCAAACCAAAACTAGGTTTTTAGCTTATGCGCCTTCGGAACCGAAGATGCCGCGCCAATCAGTGAAACCAAACGAATAACGCTCACGACACTTATAGCGAATGTTACCAGTCTCGAAGTCGCCTTCCATACCCTTTTTCATTGCTGAACGAGTAAAGTATTTCAGACCATCTGGGACGTCTGTCTGCACAAAGAACTGGTCAGCATCTGTCAAACGGCGCATCACATGATAGCCTTTTGGCAAATAGCCGCCACTCTTAATGGCGTTAATATCGTTGTCAGCAGTTCCAGTGCGGAGCTGTGATTCCAATAGACGCTCTGCAACAAAGGTATAAGCAGTTGGAATAATCAACTGTGTACCCTGTGCCGCAACCCGAAGACCACGCTCGTCTTTCATATCCGCAATCTGGATAAGAATTGACTCAAGTGATGTCTCAGACAAGTCAGCCGCTGTGGCTAACGTGTTTGACTGGTTGCCGTTCTGCGTTGGGTGAGCAGTACTCAAGAGAGTAGTGCCGTCGCCACCGTTTACAGATGTAGCGTTGTTCAAGACGTTGGCGGCTTTGATCTCTTTAGTAGAGGACATAGACCGTGCAAGTGCCTTGGTGTAACGAGACGCGATTGAGCCGTACTGGCCGTCCTCTTCAGCTTCCTCAGTGATTGAGAATGCCAAAGCAACCGTTTCGTGCTGGTAACGCGCAGTCCATTGCTGGCCAGCGTCATCATACGATACAGATGCACCTTCGTTTTTAGTTGGGGCAGCGCCAAATCCGGCGAGCAGGACGTCTTCTTCGTAAGCCTTCTGAGAGGTGTTAGAAGAGAACACTGCTTCGTATTCGGATGGGTAGCTGTCATATTCGAGGCCAAACAAAGTGTTTAGACCCGGCTCTAGCATTTTCGCAAATGATGCGCGATTCATAGCCATGATTTAAATCCTTCCTTAAATGCCTGCGATGTTCGTACCAAGAAGGTGTTCATTGATGGTCACCTCCATGATCGCGTTCGCACCAAAAGCATTATCTGGTGCATCGTAAAGTGCAATGATCTTACAGGAAGCAATTCCTGCGGCCATTGTACCACTAAGTTCAAATCCTGACTGACCTGTCAAAGTAGATCCAGCGCCAGCAACAACATCAGCGCAGTTGCCGATATTAGTCTGAGCAGTTGTACCTGCGGATTGAACTTTAAAGACAGTGTACGGATCGTCATAGACATAAGCTATGATGTCTGTGGCCACTGTACCCGTAGGCCAGTATTCACTGTACACATATGAACCATCTGCTGCGGTATATGATACCCCTGCAAAGACACCAATATTATTGGCTTCCCCTGCGGTGTGCGGAGTAAGCAAGCCACTGGCAATGAGAATTACAAGATCACCTTTAAAGATGTTCTCTGCAAGACCACTAGCAATAGTGTACTTATTAGCACGAGGCGCATTACCACTCATATGGCGAACTGGGACAAACCCAAAAGCAGCATCAACATTTGCCATTTTTTCGCTCCTATAGCGTTAAAGTTAATCGCTCATGGCAGAAAGATTTCTGCCGCGACTTGTTTCAGACTTCCTATCCTGTTGGATTGGTAGTCCATTACGCCGTCCTAGCGCGTCTAGGTCACCTGCAACGGATTCGTTTTGCTCACCATTCTTACTAGAATAGTATGCTTTCATTGATCTATGCCGTTCTTCGGGCATTTCACAGAGCAACATTCCTTCGATGCCTATGCAACCTTCCCACTGTCCGTGATTAATAGTCGGAAACAACTTACTCTTCACAGTTTCAGCCTTACGCGCTGACCACCCTTCCCGCATACGTTTGTAGACGTTGTCAGGAGTATCTTTCCCTTGGATCGAGGTCGCTACCCACCTTTGGACATGACCGGGACGTGCGTCGGGTGCATCCAAAAGTGATGGGGGTTTCCATGCGGTTTCTTGACGGGCTTCCCCATCGCGCACGGAATCACGAGTTTCACTCGCACGAACATTTCTTGACTCAGTCATTAGTTGGCTTCCTTCTGCTGACGCCGAATTTCGGCTTCATATTGTTTAAGACCATTTGCATCTGTGATACCAAGTTCTCTAGCCATTCTGAGTTGTTCTTGCGACATTCTAACTCTATTGCCCTTGTAACTTGACGAACCGCCGGTAGGAGGCGCAACTGGTGGTCTACTTTTCGTTCGTGGTTTACTACTGGGACTTGATCCAGAGGATAACTCAGGAAAGACCTTTTGTAAACGGGTGTTTAAGTGATCGTAATAATCGTCCGAATTTTTGTCAAAACCCTCTAAGTCGAGCTGGACATCAATCGCACGGGCTGCGGCTGTTTCTCGTTCAAAACCTGCGGCATTGAACCAGTTGTTTTCCTTCCACCAGGACATAGCCTTGGGTGGAGCTGGATTTTGTGCAGGTTGCTGTGGCTGTTGGCGTTGCTGCTGTTGGCGTTGCTGCTGTCGCTGCTGACCTTGCTGCTTCTGCATCTCCGCAATACGCATCGCCGCGCGCATGTCGGCCATCTGCTCTTGGAAGTTAACCTGCGCGTCCGTATCGCCCTCCTCCACAGCCTTATGTAAAGCCTGTTTGGTTTGTGCGTAACGCTGGTTAAAATTTTCTTCGGCACTCTTTTGAGAGCCCTGCTCCAGGCGTTCGAGACGTTTCTGGAGCTGTGCATTTTGCTCCTGA